ATGGAAGTACTCGGCCCCATCATCGGGATCGCTCTCGTCGTCTTCATCGCCCTCTTCATTTCGATCTTCGTCATCGAAGAAGGGGTACGCCGAGGCATGCGCAAAGCACGAGCAGAGGAACGAGCCGAACTCGCCGACATGGAAGCATTCGAGAACGACGAAGAACATGTCGACTAAGTTGGCTTTCCCTCCCACCACACATCACCCGGATGTAGCCACACACCAGTGAACTTGCACCGTTTATCCTGCAGCTCAACGAAGATCGCAGGCCCACCCGGATCCAGCCGGAGCGCGTTGCCACTCATCCACTCGTCCCCGTCCCGCTCCCACTCGAGGCGAGCGCGGACGGGGAGTTTTGTGCGTGTGGGTCGGTCTCTGGCGGGGAGCGCATTGAGTACTTCTTGCCATTTGGGTGCGCTGCCGGTGAAGTGGACGGGGCTGGTGGACATGTGGACTATTGTTCGCGCACGGGCTGACACGGGCCCGGGGGCTTAGTGTGGTGGGCATGAGTGTGTGCGCTGTTGTGTGGTGTGACCGTGCCGCCGCGGCGCGTGGCCTGTGCAAGCGCTGCTATGCGCGGTACAAGCGTGGCCTCGGCCCGAATGAGACGCGGCAGTACACGACACGGGAGACCAAGGAACGAGTGCGCTACGAGGCCACGGCGCGGCGTGAGGCGGGTGAGAGCATCGAGGCAATCGCCCAATCACTCGGACTGAACGAGTCCACCCTGGGTAGCTGGTTCCGGGAATGGGACGTGCAACCGTCTAATGGCAAGCATGGTCAGTCACAGGCACCGAATCAGTGGAAGCGCTGGAACCGTGAGGATGCCGTAGTGGCGTTGACGCGGACCGATCTGACGATCGGGGAGCGTGCCGAGATGCTGGGGCGGTCGTACACCTCGGTAGCAGGGTTCGTGCGTGACTACGGGCAGCGCGATGGGGACCCGTTCAGGATCGCTGATGAAGATGAGACCGAGAAACGGAGTTGTCATTGAGATTCAGTGATGATTCGTTCGCGATTGAATTCGATGAACGGGATAAGTGCGAATGGAAGTTCGTCGCGGTCCTCGTCTTGGTCGTCTCCGCGTGGGTTCTCCCCCTTGCGGCGTATGCGCATGAGTGGGTTCCCCTTCCCGATAATCCCTTTCAACCGGGAAAGATCCCATATTGGTGTGCCGTTGCAGGGACTCTTGCCGGAGCCATTGGCGCTTCGTCTCCTTCGGACATCACTCCTGATTCGAAGTGGCGTGACCGTCTATCTTTGATCGGATGGGTAGTTCTTCTCTTCGGTTCTCTCTTTGCGCTTTTTTACGGACTGCAGCTGGATAACGACAAATAGACCCCACTGCACGAATGCAGTGGGGTCCAAATCGGGATGAAACTATACCGGAGAATATACCGGCTACACGTCGAGTGCGGCCCGAACAGCAGCGTCCTTGGCTTCGAGGAGCTTCCTGAGTGCGGTCGACTTCTCTGGACCGTCCGGCAGCGTTTCGTCCACCTCGGTGGCGAGCGCGTGGAACTTCGCCGAGGTGTCGCGCAGTGCCCCTTCTCTGAGGTGCTCGAAGGCGAAGTGCCTCATGATTGGTGTGCCCATATCAGTGTCTCGGTTCGTAGTCGTCGGGGACTGGTGTGTCGTCTACTTCTTCGTCGGCGAGATCTTCGTCTTCGTGTTCGGAGTCCTCGTCGAGGGGTACATCCTCGGCATCATCTGGGTCGACCTCTTCCGCTTCATCAGAGTCGGCAGACCGGGAGACGATGGTGTTTGCTGCGGCGGTGAGTCCGAACGCACCACCAATGTAGAGGACGACGTTGGTGGTCACCGCGTGCCATTCTGGGATGTTGTCAGGCCCATAGGCTGTGGCGATTGCACCGAGAGCGACACCGACGAGAGCGTAGGCAACGTAGGTGGGTTTGCGCCAGGTGGCGGGGATGATTTCGTTGAGGGTCATGGGTTAGCCTTTCAAGCTCTTGGTCTGGACAGTGGTGATTTTCGCGGTCTTCGAGTTCGTCCACACCTGCACGCGGAGTCGGTTACTGCGACCGTTCTTCCCTTTGCTGGAACTGCCGATCTGTGTGTGGGTGATGAACGTGGACCCTGTTGATCCGGGTCGTTCATCTTTCGGGTAGTAGCCGTCGATGATTGTCTTCGATCCACGTTTGTAAGAGGCGACAACAAATCGCAGTTGGATGGTTTCAGACGGTTTGAGTCCTTCGACGGTGACCTGGACTTGTGTCATGTGCGGGTCGCCGCCGCAGGTGAGGATCGTCCACGCGTTCTTGCCTACTGCGAGGGTCTTCCACTTGTATCGTGCGAGCTTCTGCGCCGCCTTGTAGACAGGGCTGTACAAGTATTTGGACATGCCGAGAATGCCTTCCTTCTTCGGTTCTGCGGGTTCGGTGGCAGTGTTGGCTCCGCCTTGGGCGAGGCGGATGATGCTGGGCACCTGGGAGATGCGTTTACGGCCGGGGCAGACTTTGCCGGGGTATTTGGACCACTGATAGCGGGTGCCCTTGAGGCTGTTGGGGAGTCCGTTGTTGGGGACACCCATCGCGTGGTAGCCGATGCCGCGGTCGCGGACTGAGCTCATCTGCCTGATGGGAATGTTGTGGGTCTTGCACGCCCATACGATGATCTTGACGATGGAGACGATCTGCTTCGCGTTCCAGTAAGGGACGTTGTCGCCGTTGGTGTTCCAGCGTCCGAAGGAGCCGCCGTAGTCGGCGGTCTCAATCGAGATGACGTGACCGGAGCCGAGGTAGTTCGCGTCGGCAGTGTAGGCGGTGTCGACCCATTGGTAGATCTCACCGTGCTCACCGACACCGAAGTGGGATTCGGTGCCGACTGTCCCGTCCTTCTGGAACATGCCGTCAGTGCCGGCGAGACTGCCCACCATTGTGTGAAGAGATACTGCGTCGTAGGACTTCATTCGTCCTTGTCGAGCCTGGTTCGCGAGGAGCCTGTTGACGGCTCCGGGCATCATGGCCATGAGTTACCCCTTTCGAAGGGCATAAGAAAAGCCCCTCACGGGGCTGTGGTTGGTGCAGTGGTCGGTGGTGGTACTGCCTGTTGTGCTCGGCAGGGGCCGGCCACGGTGACGCTGGTGCCGTCGGTGAATTCGAACAGCCAGTCACTATCAGCGGTGCAGGTGACGTCGGAGATCCCGCGGCCGCTGCTGCCCTTCTCGCCTTTGCTCCCTGGTTCGCCCTTGGCCCCGGGCGGGCCGACAATGGATTCCCCCTTCTCCCCTCTCTCCCCCTTTGCTCCAGCAGGTCCAGGGATGGTGGAGTCCTTGCCGGGTGCTCCTGCCTGCCCTGCGGGTCCGGGAATGTCGGAGTCTTCGCCGGGTGTGCCCTGGCCGCCTTGCTCGCCCTGGCCTCCAGGTTGTCCGGCGGGCCCGGGAATGTCAGAGTCCTGACCGTCTTGGCCCGGCTTGCCTGCTGGGCCGGGGACCGTTGATCGTGAGCCAGGCATACCGCGGGGCCCGGGCGGCCCGGCGGGGCCTGCTTGTGGTTGGTCGACGTTTTTCTTCACCTGTTGCGCTTTCGTGCAGATGTCTCGACCATCAACTTTCACGGATCCTTCGTCACAAGCTTGCTCGACTTGATCTGCTAGGGCGTTCGCGCTCATGGTTGCATCGTCGGCCTCCTGCTTGGAAGTGTTGATTGACCAGATTGTCCAGGCCAGACAGGCGAGTGCGGCGAGGAGCATGAGGGCGGAGAGCCATCGGGGTGGGAACTCTCGGTCGCGGCGCTTGTCGTGCCTATTCCTCATTGCGGGTCACCTCGTTCGAGTCGCAGGAGACGGTTCTCAGCTTCGAGGTCTGCGACCTTGACGTGCAGTTCGGCGTTCTCGGCGCGAATTCGGGCATTGTCTGCTTGTTCTCGGTCGATGTCTTCGCGGAGTTCGGCGCGGCGTTCGGCACTGAATTTGCGGTCTGAGATTGTCCACCAGACTGCAGCGACCGCGAGTCCACCGGGCCCGCCGTATGTGGCGAGGAACGAGGGGATGTCCACACGTGATGTCCTCCCTGAAATTGGGTACAGAAAACCGCACCCCTTCGAGAAGGCGTGCGGTTAGTGGCTGAGGCTGTTCGGTTACCGTGTGGGGTCGTTGACGAGGAATCCGTCAACACCGAGGTCCAAATATGCGGGGTCGTTGCTTTTCAGGTTCGCGCCCCACGTCCACAGTTTCACTCCGGTGTCGGTGATGCGTTTGGCTGTGGTCGTGTTGAGCCGGTCCATGTGCATGCCGACTGCATCCACTCCGTCGACGATGGTGGGGGTGCTGGTGCCGCTGACGAGTTGGATCGTATTGAGTCCGGACCTGGCGAGGACGCTGGTGACTTTGTCTTCGAACGATTGGGCGATCACTTGGCCGCGGTAGGGCCAGAGTGTTTCGATGAACTTGTTGACGTCGGGCGCCTTGAGTTCGATCATCATCACTGTGTCGGTGTCACCGAACTCGTCGAGCATTTCGGAGAGGAATGTCGCCGGGGCTGGATCGCCTCCTGTTGGATCCTTGATACGTAGTTGTTCCCATTGGGCGACAGTCATGTCCGAGACTTTTCCGGTCTTACCACCAGCTGCGACCCTGTCGATCGCGTCGTCGTGGATGACAACGAAGGCGCCGTCCTTGAGCTGCTGGACATCGAACTCGAGGATCACGTCCGGGTCTTCGGCGTTGACTGCTTTCGCGCCTTCGAGGGTGCATTCTGCGTAGAGTGCAGCCCCACACCGGTGGGCGGCCACTGCCGGGTATTCGACCTTGCTGAGCGCGTTGACCTCTTCGCCCTTGGTGGCGACGCTGAGGACGCTTGCGAGGAGTGCCGTCACTGCGACCACAGCCAGTATGGTGACAACCACTCGTTTACGCATGATTCTGATTCTACTGTTCTCATAGTGACCTCACGACTTGTAGTAGTAGATGCCTTCGAGAGAGACCCAGCCGCCCCCTGATTGGCTGTGGTACACACGAAACATGGTGGGCGCGCTGCTAGATGAGAATTCGACACGCCTCAAGTTGGTCCCGGACGTGGAGGCGGCTGGGCAGTTGACCGCCTGGGCAGGACGCGCAATTTCGGGAACAGTGAACAGGTCGGCCGTTCCCTCGGTCATGTCGTTGTTGCTTGTGGGCGTTCCGCTCTTTCGAATCACTCCGCGCCATTCGACTTTCTCGTCCGGCCACACACGGTAAGCGGGAGCGAATCCCCACGTTTGCGGACCGTACCCGGACGCGAACGTTGTGACTGGAACCCACGCGGGAACTGCCGATGAAGACATGGTGCCGTCAGGGTTGAATGTGAGTGGCCCCCACTTTCCTGACCCGTCGCCCTTGACCTCGAACCCGCCCTGCGTGGATCGGATCAGGCCTGGTGTTGAGTTTGGGAACGTGTTCGATGTGGGAGGGTTCGCGCCAGGAGTGCCGAGGTCTTGGAGCACAAGCGAATCGCCAGACCACACCGCCGAGACCAGGCCGTAGTCTGTCCGAGCTGGTTCCGTGGACTTCCGTGCCACGTATACGCGTACCGAACTGACCCCGGCAGGCATTTCGCCGGTCGAGAGCTTGATGCCAGCACGTCGCATACACGTGAACTGTCGAGGCGTGCTGATCGTTGTCTCATTTGTACCGTCATGCCACGTGTAGACGGCCCACCAGTCGTTGGTGTCGGGGCCGTTCGTGCCGTTCGGGTATTTGGTGGTGGACATGGTGATGAGGTTTCCATTGGTGGACAAATGGTGGAAGCGCCCGTTTGCCCACACCGTGCCGCGTACCGCTTCTTTGTCTCCGGCGTACCACCCGCCGTAGTAGGTTCGTTCGCCAGTGGTGGGGTGGAAAATGTCGACGCCACCAGTTTCCTTGCTGCCAGTGAGGACCGCCGTCGATGTGCCATAGTCGAACGTGCCGATGTCGAACCCGACAATATCGACACCGATTTTTGCGACTGAATCGTAGCGCGCCTGCCCGACACCAGTTGTCTTATCGTATTTGCGCCATGACACATGCCCGTCCGCCCAGCACTGCGCAACGTACACGTAAGTGCCGTCTGTGCCGATGCCGGGCTGGTACTCCCCTGACCCATAAGCGGCGTACTCCCACTTACGGACGAGAGTCCCGTTGAAGTCGTACACGTAGATGAACCGTTTCGACTTATCCCGCAGCGGCCCTTCCTCAATACCAAGGGCGAATAGTTCCGAACCAATGACAGTGATTCCGTTGCGCACCCAAAACTCGTGCTCGAACGACGACACCAGGTTCCCCGAAGTGTCGATGCGCTCCATCCGGTCCGGTCCGCCAGTCACCGAGTTATCAACAGCACGCCAAAAATGTGTGCCGTCGAAGGCGAGGCCGACAGCGTTCTCATTGTCGGCCAGTTGCGGGAACTGGGTGCGCTTCGTGTACGAAGACACGTTCGGCGGAGTCGCCGGTGGAGTCACACCAGACTCGAGCTGCAACTGCCCACCCGACGCGACCACAGCAGGCCCCTCGATGGACATGCGGCCAGTGGCAGTCAACGACTTCGCACGCACATCACCCGCGAACGTGGCAGGAGAACCATCAGAAGGGAACGACACGTTCAGTGCACCGTCTGGCCCGAACTGGCGGATACCGTAACTCTCAGTGATTTCCACGGCTTCACCAGCAGTGAACCGGGATGCCGCAATGTCGACACCTTCGAACCGTCTGCCCTTGAACACGTCAGCGTCCACCATCTCAGCCCGCACAGTCACGAACTGGGCGAGCTTCGCCCACAGTTCCTCAGAGGCTGTGATCTTCGAGGCGGTAACGGCTCCGGTGAGAATCGCGTTCTCACCGATGAACTCCTCCGCCCCGACCATCTTGGCGACGACGACCTCGGCGAACAGTTTGGCAATAACAGCCTCGGCGAGCGCAGCTGTGCCCACTTTGAGGTTACCTACCTCGAGCACATCAGCGGCGAGGTGAGGGGTCTGGATGCCGCCAGGCTCGATGAGCGTTCCGCCGACCATTGGACGGACAGAAAGGTTCCTAAACCAAACGGTAGCAGTTGGATCACCCTCATAGGCGGGAAGGTATCGAAGCGTATGAGAATGCTCCTGTCGCTCCTCACTAACCTCGAAAACGCCAGAGTAGGTTTCCCATTCAGAGGTAAGTGATTGGTTAGAAATCCCATAGACCCACCGGGGAACAGGGCTGTAGATGCCCATGTAGGCTGTTGTGCCCTCGACCGAAGATTTCATATCAATGGTCATCTGGTATTTACCAGAGGGGAGGACAAAAGGGGATTCTGAGTAATGAGTAGCTTTTCCTGGAGCCTTCACCCCGCCTTCCACTTCATCATAATTTAGGAAGGGGAAGTCAGTAATTTTCGGGTCTGGGTTGCTTGGAATTACGTTGGCACCCGATGCAACGATTAGTTTGTCTGCGAGGATGGATCCTGCACGAATGCGGTTGACGACGTCGAGGAACCCAGTCGTGATCGTGGCTGCGTCTACGTTCGACAGGACAGCTCCGTCGACTTTATGAGTGACCCAGACATTGCCGTTCCAGCGGAACCGTCCGATCTCCCGGCCACCAGAACCGAGCGACGTGAGCTTGACCCAGGTGTCATCGACCGCGCCGTCGTAGACAGTGGGAGGATTCGACGTCGACCACTTCGTAGCGGTCTTTCCGCCGATCATCGAGGACAGCGTTCCCTCGACAGCGGTGATCTCCGCGAAGGCCGCGTCGATCGCTTCCTGTCGGGCCGTGGCAATATCGTCGGCGATCTGCTCTGGGTCCAGGCCCCCGGCAACGGCCTCCGCCAGCTTCTCATCGAGAGTCTTCTGGCCCTCGATGAGCATCTCACCAGCATTCTTGATGAGAGTCGTGGCGGCGTCGATCTCCTCGAGAACGATGTCCCCGTATCCGGGAACGTCGACAGTGACCATCTCGGATGGTTCTGACATTTTCCCGGCCTGGGACCAGGCAACAAGGCACACAGTCCACATGCCCTTCTCCACCCCGATCGTAACTTCACCACCAGAGGCAGCGACGATTGACCCGCGAGCAGTGGCACGAGACGGGGTGAACAGCTCTGTGCCAGGGTTCGCGTGGATTTCTGTCCGGGACCAGTCCGAGGTGGCCACGAGCGCATCTGTGAACCCGCCGTCCCAACCACCGATGAGCGAACCGTGATCCGTTAAGACAGATGGGACAGTCGGCGTCGGAGGAGTAGGACCGGCAACCACTTTCACCGTCGTGCCACCATCGTCCTGCGCCCCGACGATAGCTTTCAGATTCCCGTCAGCATCGTTGAAATCGATCGATCCGCCCTCGACGCTGGTGCGCTGCGCCTGCGGAGAGTTGGCGAGCGCATCGAATTTGCGCTCGAGACGTGTTTGGTCTGCAGCCAGACGGTCCAGGCGTGAATACAAGCTCATGTGATCTTCTCCGATCTGCGAATCTGCAACGTCGTAGTGTTCTTCTCTGGGTGGTGGATTATGCCGAGGATGCGTACCCACAGTTCGCCGAAGTCCGTCCAGCCCACACCGGACTGGATGAGGATTTCGTCCCCGGCACGGTAAGTTCCGACTGGTGCGTTGTCGTGGTCCCAGACGGTGATCTCGGTGATGTCGAGTTCACCGCCTAGGGCTTTCAACTCGGTTTCGGCGCGATCGCGGGCAACGGAGTCCTTGCCAATGGATTTGTCAGTGATGACTTTCCACTTCCCAAGGCGGTTGGTGTTCCGGTTAGCCTCAGCGCGCACCATCTTCCGACCCTGTCCTGCGCCGAGGACAAGGACATGCGAGGCGTATTCGTCGCCGTCATCAGTGGTGGGGATGTTGTCGGAAATGTTCTCTCCGACCACGAACCGCAAGTCACTGCGACGAGATCCCAGGCGCGGATACCCGTACTCGATTTCGTGAATGATCTCGTCATTGTCGGAACTAGCCCACCGGTGCTTCACGGTCCACTCATACCCACCGATCTCAGCAAGCTGAGTACGTTCCTTGTCGAGGTCGAGGGTCTCCCAGTACGCGAGATAGTAAAGCTCGTTCTTGCCCGTCACCGTCTCGGACAGACGAACCATCTGGGACTTGTCCGCACCGACCGGTTTGAGGCCGATGTCGAACGGTTTCTTCTGAAACTCATCGATGATGTAGCGATCAATCAGCAGCGGGTCCGCAGTGTCGTACTTGTCCTCCCCCGCCCAAGGTTGACCCTGCCAGCGTCCCGAGAACCCGATGCAGTCCAGCGACAGCGTAGGCCCGTCCGTTGGCAGTTGAGTGACGATACCGGCACCCCTAATCTGTCCCGATGCTTCCGCGTAAATCGCGGTTGATTCGGGAATGAAGATTGGTTTCCCGTCCTCATCTTTCAGTGCTGCAACCTCAGGAGTGATCTTCGCATCCAAACCGCCATGCCCCGACAACGACTCCTGCACAGACACATCGGACAACGGCAAATTGAAATCAAGGAAGGTCTCAGTGCCGTCACCATTCAACCTGCTCGCAATGTAACGCCACTCAGACATGAGGCTCCTTAGATCGTGTTGTCGTCGACGGCCTGCTGTGCATAGTCAGCACGCAAAGCAAGCCCGCCGAGGGCCTTCATCGTGATTCCGGATGTCGAGGCGCTGTCGTTGAGACCAGCCTTGAATGCGAACGTCACGATCCTTCCGCGTAGCTTCTTCGGGATGTACACCTTGTCTGAGATCGTCCAGTCCGTGGAATACGAGGATCCTGCGCCGGAAGTATCGAACCCGAACTGCTCTGTTGAGAACTCATACTGCTTACCGTCAGGCCACGTGTGTGCGCGGTACTCGTCGCCGAACTCGATCCAGCGACGCCCGTGAGCATTCTGGCCGCCGGTTGCGCTGACGTTGGACCACGTGGCGGTGATAATCATGTAGTTCGCCCAGGCGGGGATGAGCAAATCGGATCGGTTCGGAATTCCGGCGCCTCCAGGGAACAGCTCACCCCACGACATGTCCGTGCCATTCTTCAACCGTGCAGTGAGTTTCACCTGCGGTCCGTCGTCGGCCATGATGCGAGGGCGGGAGAAAAACCCGTAGTCCTTGAGTGGGTTCGCAATCGTGCGCATATCGACGATCATGCTGGGCTGAATATCAGACCTCGACGCTGGCTGATTGATTTTCGCGAGCAGCAGGTACGGCTTGAACTGCGGCAATGTCGTCGTGACGTGATACGAGTTATATGGGCCATCCGCCACCGACGCGGGAGGCTGGCCAGTGAACTGGGTATCCTCGATCAGCAGATACACGTACTTTGTTGCCGCTCCCGAGGATCCAGTCGCGGCCACTGGAACATCCGTGAAGGAGTCCTCTTGCACCACATACGACTGCCCTATCACGCCAGGGTATGTTGAACGGATGACACCAGTGCCTTTGTGGACACGAACGGCGGCACCAGGTGTCGATAGGGCTTTGACCATGAAGTCGCCGGGATCGATGATTCCTGTAGCGCCAGACGATCCAATGAAAGAGTCGGCACGGGCCAGTTCGCCGTAGTTCTCCGCACCGCCTTCGCCTTCAACACCACCAGTGGTGAACCATGGGACAGGATAGAGGGCCATAATTATGCTCCTAATGAAGTGTGGGCGGAACCCCACCGGATAGTGGCCGAAGCCGACCCGTCCGGTGAGATGCCACGGAAGGTGAACTCAGACGCCCCAGCGGGGACAATGATTTGGTCGAGACGAGACTTGCGCGTGAGCTTCCCTGCGAGGGAAACCCCGTCATCGCGGGTGACTGTACGCCTACGTGCATCAATGGTCACGGAACGGTCGTAGGCAAGACTGGTGCCTAACTCAATTTCCCACCCGTCACCGCCCACAATTGGCCGGCTGACAGTGCTATGAATCGTGATTGTCACATCACTCGTAGGCCGCAACCCTGTGTTAGTGACGATGCCCTGCCGAATGCCACCCTTGAGTGTGACAATGGGTGACCTCATCGGGGACCGAATACCAGCAGACTGCGGTGGGGTGATGGACAGTGTGACCTGTCCACCCCCACCGTTGTCAGGGTCGCCGTAGAACAATCCGTCCGTGCGATCGAAGACGGCTGTTCCATCGGCATGCTTGCGGGCGAAGATCTCCGTGTCGTCAATATCGAGGTCGCGGGGACGCCCGTAGGCGCGAACCGTGCGACCATGGATGCCGATCTCGAGGACCGACTCGTCTCCTGGCTTCCGGTCTCGGGCTGCGGCCCAGGCGTTGGCGAATTCCGCCGCGGCCTGGGCCGTTTCTACTGCCGTCTCTCCTCGTGCATAAATGCCGAGCTTGATCGGTTGGGGATCACCGAAGTCCCGTCCGACGAGGATGTTGTCACCGACCGGGTTCGGCTGATCCTGGACCCGCCACCTGATTGAGGTGGCCTGCAATTCTTTGACCTGCAGGTTGTGCCCACACCCGAAGCGATACCCATTGATCGCGAACTCACCATTAGCTAACTGCATTTAGCGTGCTCCGATCTTCTGGGATGACTTCGATAGGCGAGACCTCGACTGGTCGTACCCGTTACCGACAACCGCGGTGACGGCGCCAGTGAACTGCTGACCGTCCGCATTGAACGTGATCCGCATATTCGACAAAGCGTCAGCCAGATCGTTCGGGTGGATTCCGATCGACCGGACGGCGCCGGCGACAGCTTTGGTGAACGCTGCTTGGTCGAACGACGGGCCGCCGGTGTTGGGCAGGTAGGTGTGGTTGCCACCGAGCAGTGAGCGGGTCTGTGCGGTGTTGTCGACTCGTTCGCCACCGTTGAACCACATCAGCTCCGGGCCTTCTTCGCCGACAAGGGCGACACCCCGGCGTGCTGAGGTCGTCCCATTGGCGTACCCATGGCCTTGACCGATGACGTTGAGATGATCCCGGCCATACTTGTATTTGGCCCAGTTCATACCCGCAACGAGGTTCGCCAGCGGGTTACGGCGATCATTCGGCAAATCCTTGTCACGGTAGGCCGCGAACGTCCCAGGGATCACCTGAACAAGACCAACAGCCTCATTCCCACCAGAGTTCACATCCGACACTCCCTGAGTGACACCCGGATTGCCGCCGGATTCGGACATGATCTGCCTGAGCCAGGCTTCAACGTAAGCATCATTGGTGGGCAGGCCCACGCGCTGCAGTGCGGCCATGACAGTCGACCGCCACCGTTCAACGCCGCCAGCTTCCCCGGAACCTTCCGCGAAGGAGTCGCCAAAGTCGCGGGACTGTTTGATGAGCCCCTCGACGGCCTGCGACATGATTCCGGAACCCATGCTGTTGGCTATGGGGTTGTCGGGCAGCTGACCGGAGAACTTCTTCACCAGATCGCCTCCGACCTTCTTCGCGGCCTGCGCGTAAGCGTCACCCATGTCACCCGGCATACTGCCACCGAGTGCGCCCAACAATCCGCCCATGGCACCGCTTGCCGCTCCCCCACCACCTGTATCGACGTGGAGGTGATTCGCGTGCCCAGCTACACCCCACAGGGTGCGCAATGCTGGCCACATGGAGTTGATCATCGGAACAACCTGGTTGAACTTCGCAGTCTCAATGGCGTTTTGACCACCAGGACCGTAGTTCGCGTCGAAGGCTTGGCCGGGCGGACGGTAGTGGTAGGAACCATTCGCGTGCCCACCGACCCTCTGGCCCCATGCCCCGAACTCGGAGATGCGGACGTTCTGCCCCTGCAACCACTTCGCGGCGTTCTCGAGGTCGACCATGCCGCCAGTTGCGTAGGCCGGATAGTCGCCGGATCGCATGGCCTCCAAGATCGGGTAATAGGAGGACGTGCGATCGGCGGGCATGATGAACTCACCATTCGACACTCTTGCGAGGATCGAATCTGATGTTCCGGTGCCGGGCCCATTGATGGGTCCACCATCACGGAACGCGGGAATCTGTGGCAGGGTGACACCGATTTCCCCGAACGATTCGTTGACGGCGTCAGCGAACTTGTTGAGGATGTTCGCGGTGTCTTCCATCGCAGAGCGTGTCTCTGGCGGCAGTTCACCCATTTCACGTGCAACAGCAGTCGACAGTGCCGACATTTGCTGTTCACCACCGGACCGAATCGCATTGAACCCGGTGGAGGCGTTGGACTGCATGGCCCCGAGGTGCGAGTCCTGGGAGGTCGACATGTCGGACCAGCGGTTCGCAACGGTCTGCCCCATGAGTCCGAGGATGTCGGACATGGTGGCATGTTGCGCTGTGAACCCGGTCTTTACCTGCTGGTTCTGCAGCTGCAATGCCGTGAGGACTGAGGCGTTCATGGCCGCCCACTGGCCCTGCGCAAGCGTCAACTGAGTCGCATTATGCGCCTGCTGCATGGACAGCTGCGTGGCATAGTCTGCCTGCAGCATTGCCGCCTGCGTTGCCAGGTGTGCCTGCGCACCGAGCAGGAGTGTTTCCTGCGACAGAGTCTGCTGTGCGATCTGAGCCGCCCACCCGTCAATGGTGGTGGTCAGCATCTGATCGAACATGGCCTGCCACGCTTCAGTGACGGGGGCAGTGTCGGGAACGGGGACTCCGCCTACTGCACCTGCCTCACCTTCAGCACCGCCACCTATGCCGGTGACGCCACCGTCAGCCATTGCCCCACCGAAGCCGGGCATACGCTGAATCGCTTCCATGAGGATCGACATGGAACGCTGGGAGCCGTCGAGCGGAATGTATGCCTCATCGACGTCCATGCGATCACCCACAACACGCCAGGTGTTCGGGTTGACCATCTCAGCACCGGTGAACCCGCCAGCCGCCATGGGAGTGAGAATGTTGCCGTAATAGTTCGGTTCCCACTGATTCAGACTTCCCGGCGACTTGCTCCTATTTCTGTTCGGGTTGAGCAGGTTCTCCGGCACGTTCTTGATGCCGTTCTTCGGCTCCGTGACATTGAAGTGCACGTTGATCTGCACATCTTTGTCGATGCCATCGACGGCGGCCTTGGTCTTGTCGGCCTCCTTACGTGCGGCGTCATCCATCCAGGACTCGACCGACACGTCTTCGGGAATACCCATGATTTCTCGGGCCATATCCTTGGCCTTCTTCTCATTGAGACCGAGCTTCTGCGCGGACCCAACGAGGTCATCATAAGTGCGCTGCAGCTGCCCCTGAAGGTCTTCCTGCGATGCACCGTTTTCGGCCATAGCGGTAGCCGCGTCGCGCCCTGCGTTAGCTATGGCGAACAGCGCGTCCTGGTTCGCACGACCCTTCTCTGTGGTGATGTCGAGAGTACGACCATTCTCTTCAACCGCTGCGCTGATGCCGTCAATAGCTTCTTCGTATGAGGCCATTGATTCCATCTCGGTCTGCTGGATGATGCCCAGCGCGAGAAGGTCCTCGAGCATTCCCTGAAGACTTTGGGATGCATCCTCGGCCGCACCGCCGACACCGTCGATAGCCTCCTCGGCGGTCCCGGCTGGACCCTCGATGCCGTCCAGTGCGATCTGCGCGAGAGTTGCATTGTCAGTACCCAACTCCATGGCCTGCGCCTGCTTGATCAACTGATCCTTGAAGGCCGGCATGAGGTCAATCAGGTTGGCAATTGATTCCTTGCTGCCATCTGTGGCATCCACCATCTGGCCGAACGCCTCAGCCGCCTTCGGTGCATCATCAGCATGCATGGTGGCCAGCTGTTCGCCCAAGGACTCGAATCGTGCACGAACCTCCTCGGTGGAGGACGTCATGTCCACCATCCCGAGGCTGATCACTCGGGCTGTATCGGTTGCTACGTCGCTGAGGACTCCCCAGCCGTTCGGGTCAATGACCTGCTGCACGGCGTTACCAAAAGCTCCGACATCGTCAGTCGCGTAGACAAGGTCAGAGAACGACTCATTGAGGGAATCGACCTCGATTGAGCCTTGAGCCATCTGCCCGGCCAGCTCCTGCAGTGCGTCGGCGGTCTCACCTGTAGCGGTGACAACGCTGGTGCCCCACTTGCTGAGAGGATCACCTGCAAGAGCAACTGCGGTGAGGCCGAGGGCTGCGCCTTTGGCAAATCTGCCGACCCGCCCCAGATTCTTTCCAACTTTCCCCAGTGGCCCCGTAGACCTAAGTGATGCGGTGCGAAGGGTGCCGAACGCTGTGACTGTTTCCGCGATCCGTGGGGCAAGGATGAGTGCGGCGCCACCGGCGAGGGTAGCGGCCCCGGCGATACCGGCAACGGCGGCCCCGGCCTTGATGACCGGTTCTGGGAGCTTGCCGATGATGTCGGCGAATCCGGCGACAGCGTCAGCGGCTTCGGCCATTGCGGGCAGGAATGTGCCACCGATGGTGATGGCCGTGTCTTTGAGGCTGTTGCCTGCGATCTTGATTCGGGACTCTGCGGTCTCATACCGTTTCGCGGCTTCTTCGGCTAGAGCGGTGCCTTTGTCGAATTCCTCGTTGCCCTGTTTGAGTGCATCTGTGAGTACGTCAGATGCGCCAGCGAGACGCAGGAGAGCATCTGATTCGCGGATGCCCGTGATTCCGAGCTCGGACAGAGTGTTGTTGACGTTCTCGCCTGAAGCGTCAGCTTCGCCAAGGCCGGCCACGAACGTGCTGAGAGCGCCAGCGGCGTCCTGCTGCCAAGCCTGTGCGAACTGCTCAGATGACATGCCAGAAATGCGGGCGAACTCATCGAGTCCCTCCCCGCCTTCACCAACGGCCTTCGTGATCTTCTTCATCACCATGGTCATGGCAGTACCGCCGGCTTCAGCCCTGATGCCCACCGAAGACAGTGCGGTGGCGAGGCCGAACACTTCACCTTCAGTGAGTCCGGCCTGCTTGCCCACGGCGGCGACGCGCATCGACATGTCCACGATCTCGGATTCCGTGGTGGCGAAGTTGTTGCCGAGTCCGACGACCGCGGCACCCATTTTCCCGAAGTCCTTCTGGGAAGTGCCCATGATGTTCGCCAGCCGTGCCAGAGACGTGGCGGCCTCTTCGGCGGAGAGGTTCGTGGCTTCGCCCATGTTGATCATGGTTTTGGTGAAGGACACAACATTGTCGGTTTTGATGCCCAACTGTCCTGCAGCCTCGGCGACAGCGGCGATCTCTTCGTGGGTAGCGGGGAGCTCCTTCGCCAAACCTCTAAGCCCGTCCTCTACTGCGGCGAGCTGCTTCGGTGTCCCGTCAACCGTTTTGAGCACACCAGTCCACGCGGATTCCCACGACATGGATGCTTTGGTGGCGAGGCCGAGAGAGCCGACGACGACTGCCCCGAATCCGGCCATGGCGGTGCCTGCGGTGGTCAGCTCCGATGAGTATCGGCTAACTGTGCCCATGGCTTTGCCGACACCGGTGGAGGATTTGTCCCAGGCTGTTTCGGTTTTCTGGGCGGCATCAACAGCTGACTTTCCGGCTGCTGCCATGTCGGCCTTGTACTGATTGACCTTCGCCGACAGGGTCACTGACACTGAACGAGAAACTGCCATGACAGTGGCCTCCTATATGATGTGGGGACTACAGGGGAAATGCGAGAAAGGGCCATGACGTGCTTGCAGATATGAGTGGTGCGATAGCACTGTTTTTCATTGCGGTAGTCATAGCTGCCGTCTTCTTCGTCGTCCGCGGGATAATTCAGTACGCGAAGAGACGTGAGGCTGATCGCCAGGAAATGCTCGACCTCATGCGCGAGCGGAATCGCGGTGACGGCAGTCGATAGCTACTCGTCTCTGACGACGTAGGTCTTCTCGCCCTTCTCAGGCTCACGGGAGAGCTCTCTGAACCGCTCAAGCTCGTCGCACGCAACACATGTGACTGTCTCAACTTCGAAATCATGCTTATGCTCACCAGACGTACGTGACATCGGCTGGCCACACCCACGACACAGATCAGACTCATGCGCCGTCAGCGCAAGAGCGAATGACCGATCCTTCGCCGTCCACTTCTTGCCCGGTTTGCGCTCACCCTGAAGCACGGACACAGGAATCCCCCATGCCCGTGCCGTCCGGGTGATCGCGAGAGCGTTTAGGCCTCGTCCGTCCGCCCAGGCCTCGATGATTTTGGGAGGTAGTCCCCCGGCTCATTCGACGACAGTTCATAGAACGCTTTCTGCAGCTTCCGAACCTGCGGGGCACCGATCTTGTCCACGAACTGGCGCATCTGCTCGATAGTGAACACTGACTGACCTGTGTCGCCGACGATGACGGCCGCGAGAGTATGCACACCGGCCTCGTGCGTGACGATCGCGTTGGATGCGTTGGAGGTTGCGCGCTTGATGGCGTCCTTGATTTCCTTCGCGTCGGTGACCTCTGCACGCTTGCATTCTTCACGCGCATACCCGGCGGCCCGTTTCGCGGCAGCGTCGGCACGATCCTTGCAAGCGGCACGTGCCTCCTGTGCGATCTCGTCGACACGCTCCTGGTCAAGTGCCTGAACAGTGAACTCGACAGCGGAACCCTGGAGCTCGGTCTGCAGGCGTTCCTGCTTCTCCAGCAGTTCAGCTTTCTCGGCACCAGCGGCAAGGTCCTGTTCGCCGCCATCGTCGTCGAGGAACAGTGCCAGGTCTTCTTCGACTGCGATCAGTTCGCCTGCAATGTCGGCACGCTGGAACACGGTCACCGTCGTCTGCGCGGTACGGATGCCGGCAATGAACTCGTCGGGATTGAAACTCATGATTCTTCCTCCATGTGAAAGTTTTGGGGTCTCCATGTAGGTGTGCCTGTGGGGCAGCCATGGAGGAACTGCCCCACAGGGGTCTAGGTGATCCGAAGATCAGGGGCCAGCGGTGGCGACCGCGGCATTGAGCCACATGTCCTGGTAGGCGCCGACGACCTTGCGCTTCACGTAGCCGGTGCGGTCGACCTGCTGGGGGTTGTCGGTGATGAACTCGAATCCGTCGACCTCATCGCCCGCCTCCCACGCATCGGTGGCCTTCTTGGAGGTCTCGCGCTGGTAGAGCCAGAGGCGAGTGCCCTTCTCCTTGGTGGCCTGGAACACGGCATCACCAATTTCGCCCTCAACGCCGCCGGTTTCTGGTGCCCCGGTCTCATCGAAGTAGCGGAAGGGCGTGAACTCAACGGTTCCGTTCGAGGGGCCGAATGCGACGGCGTTGCCCTCGACACACAGCTCTTTCTCCTCGACGGTCTCGGAGGCGGCAGGAGTGACGTTGTAGTCTGCCGAGTTGATTCGGCAGGAGGCGTCAATCCCGGCCTCGAGTTCGGTGATGGTCGGTGCCATCGGATCTTCGGGCTTGGCGGACAGGAGGGCCACGCGAGTGTGGCCGTCGGCGAGTGACTTAGGCAAAGTGATCAGCCTTCTTTCTTCTGGTTGGTCTCGGTGGGCTTGGGGGCAGGCTTGGGCTGTTCGGCGACCTTGGCCTTGGGTGTTGCAGACAGGTGGGGGAAGATCTTGAGGTGAGCTCGCGGGATCTTCTCGGCGAGCTTCTTTCCTGTTCGTGTGTCGTAGGCGGTGACGAATGCGTCGTCGTTCTGGATGTGAGCCACTGGGGTCTCCTCGGTGCGTTTGGGCATGAGAAAAGCCCCGGAGGTTTCCGAGGCTTGGAGGGGTGGGACTGTTCGGTTACGGCTGGGCGAAGGTGAACGACAACGGCTGGTAGTAGCGGGCTGGCGTCACTGCCGTGTCGTATTGGATTGGCACGTGCGGTTCAGCGTGCACGTATTGGCCGCCACCAGGCACTGGGACTCGGTTGAGTGCCTGCACGACGGCTTGTGACCATGCGCGCACAGTGCCTGCCGAATGGCCGGCGGCGGTGACATTGACTCCCCCAGCTGTCTCGGGGTCGCAGTAGGCGAGCGCTTGCTCTGCGTGTTCCCGTAGTGGTTGAGCCCACACGGCCAGGTAGGGAAGTATGTATCCGCCCGTCATCGTCTCCACAGACTCGGGAACCATACCGTCGTAGACGGTGGCGCCGAGTACGCGCAGCTGGTCGAGTGTCCAGTCGTTGAGGGTGATGATGTCAGCCATCACAGCACTCCTTCGACGAGTTTTGCCATGGCCTGCTCAAAGCCGGGGATGCGGCGATCAAATGCTGGACCGACGAAGGGCTGCGGTGCCATGCGACTCGTACCCGTTTCGACGAAGAGGCCGTATTTCGCGGTCGGACCGATCTCGGCCGACGACTCACCGCCCGCATTGGACAGGTCGTGTCCGATGCTGTTTTTGAGGTTGCCGGTGTCGACGGGTGCGAATTGTTTCGCGTCCCCCGTGATGTCGGCGGCAGTCTTGGCGACCGCTTCCCTGGCCATGTTTTGGGCTTTGGCTCCGGCTTTGGTGAGGTCGTGGCCGAGGGAGTGGAGGCCTCTTGCGTCAGCAGTCATGCCGCCACCTCCTGACTGTTCACGTCCTGGCACAGATAGTCCCGTGTCCAGTTCGTGGTTCCTGACTCCGCGACAAGCACAGTGAGTTCTCGCCCGTTGAGGTCAGGGTCGTCTGGGTTGTCGAGGATGACGATCACGTCCCGGTAGTGCAGCCAGGTGGATGCGATGGGGACTGAGATGCGGTGTGAGGCGATCATCTCGACACCGTCTGCGACCGTGACGGGGCGCGTGGATTGGGTGAGGAACTGGGCCGAACATGGTGCATGTTCCCACTTGGAAATATAGGTGGGATCAGTGACGGTCTGGCCGGGAAGGATATCGCCAGGCTCACCTGGCGTGAACGCCATGCAGTCACCGGTGAGGAAACCGTAGGCGGTCGGCTGATGGTGGGCCGACCAGTTGTCGGGTAGTACCTTCAACTTGCCTCGAGCTGGGAGCGGGCTCATAGTCGCATCTCCTCACCTTCTTGCCGATCGGGCCCAGTGAGGTCGAACGCCATGAAGAATGGCTCTGCATCCTCCGCGTCCTCTTCCTCCTTGGCCCTGGCCCTGAGTGCGGCTGAGTGCTTGCGCAAAGCGTCCGCCACAGCTCTGCCGTCCGATGAACGGTCCTGCGTAGTAATGACCTTGGAGATGAGTGCCTCAGATGAAGCAATGACATCGATCGCGTCAGCGGCCGCCCTCTTGATCGACCCGTTGGAGATCGTCAGGAAACCATTGAGCTGGTCATCGTCAAAGATCTGATTCTCGCCAGTGTCCAGATCGCCCGCCAGGAGCCGCACCTGTTGCACTGGTTCGTTGTATTCGACCATTACAACTCCCTTGGTTGTGCCGTTCCCCGCCCCGCACGATGGTGGTCAATGCGGGGCGGGGACCGTGCATGAGGGGCGGGTCAGGCGCCGTTGGAGGCGTAGACGCCAACCGTGAAAGCAGGGTCGACGCCAACGACGGAGCGGCCCCGGTACCAAATCGTGTCGTCGTTGAACGAGCCGTCCTCGACGGAGATCTCGCCACCGCCAACAGACTGGCCCTGGTCGCGCTTCACACGAATGTCGACGTCGGGATGCCCGGCGAGCTTCGTGCGGATCAGGGAAGGCAAGTCAGACGACTTGCCCTGGACGAGTGCCCAACCGTCAGCGTTCGTCGACCCGAGGCGTGCACCGATGGTGCGGGACTCGAGCGGAGTGACGATGCCGCGGTAGGGGTTGTCGACCTCGGTCTCAGTGACCTTGGAACCGTTCGTGACCTTCGTGACGATGCGGGCCGCGGTGAGGATCCGACCGACCTCGCCGCGCAATGCGGGGCCGTGTACCAGGATGAGGTTCGATGTGTCGACGAGTTCCCCGCGGTGGTTCTCCTTGAGTGCGAGAGCCTTGATTGCGGTGTCCAGGGCTTCGGGTGTCAGCTTCTCGGAACCGACAGTGCCGAAGAATCCAGCATCCCAGCCGCTGTCACCGACGAGGGTGTCGGCGACAAGGTTGTTCTGGGACTTCACAGCACCGTTGCCCAGGGCGCGGGGGAAGTTCGCCATGGCGGAGAACTGACGTGCCAGGCGCAGCTCCCAGGTGAGGCCGTAGTTGCGGCCGAACTTGCCGGTGCCGTGCGACACTTCGGTCTCGTTGAGGGTTCCGCCCTTGTACTCTTCGCCCTGGTTGACGCGCTCGAACGGCTCAGCACCCCACAGGTCGACGAGCTTGCGGCGCTGGAAGTCCTCCACGGTGGTGTCGTGGAGGATCGGTTCGAACTCGAGCGGGGTGTCCTTGTAGGCCTTCAGTGCCTGCTTCTCGAACGCATCACCAAGCAGGACGGGGAAGTCCGAGGTGGAGAATGCTTCGACGAGGACAGCTTGGGCGAGTGGGGATGCGCCGGTGCGGCCCTTGGTGAAAAGGGAGGCGGCTTCGAAGACTTTCTCGTCACGGCTCGTTGCCCGACGGAAGCCCTCCTGCATGAGGTCAATGGTTTCCATAGTGTTCTCCTAAATCAGAGGGGATTGGTCAGGCTGCCGGGGGCGCAGGCTGGATCATGCCGAACGGAGCAACTTCGGCGGGACTGGTGCCGGTGGCCTTCGCGACGTTGGCGACACCCCACACGACGTTCGTTCCGACAGTCGCGGTGAGCTTCCCGCTGTTGTCGAGGTACACGACCTGGCCGACAGTGAGGGCACCGGCAACGTCGATGCTGTAGGAGCCGTTGAGCCACACAGTGACTTCGTCTCCTTCGGCGGCATCTGCGAGGACTACGCCACGGTAGGCACCAATCGCGGCAGGCTGACCGGACGCGTAGTCCTTGTCAGCGACGATCGCGATGTGCTTGTTCTCTGGGTACAGCTGGTTCTTGGCCATGATCAGGCTCCTTCCAGGACGTTGACGATGTCCTCAGCGGTTCGGGGTGTGGGCTCAGCCTCGGTGGTGTTGGCGGGCCGGGACTCTCCCAGACCACGAACCTGACCGGTACCGGCAGTTTTGGTTTTGAAGTCCTCGGCGAAAGTCCGGGCCTCCTTGATCAGGTCGTCGCCGGTGGCGTCGGTCTCGGCGAGGCGGTCGATGATGATGTCCTTGATGAGTCCTGCGTCGGTGTTCTCGAATGCTTCTTCGACAACGCCCGCGACCTCGGCGCGACGGGCTTCCTTCGCCTTCTCAGCTTCGGCCGCTTCGAGCTTCTTCTGGGCTTCGGCGAGATCGGATTCGAGCTGTTCGACCCGACCGGCCTTGGTGACGAGTGCCGTGTGGTCGGCTTCCTCGATCTGGATTGTCGCCATGGTGGCGGCCTCCTTCTGGTTGGATTCTTGCGTTTCCTTCCCGGTCGGATCCGGGTTGGCTTTTGGGACGTACACAGTGGTGGGCACGACTTCAGTTGGTTCACCGTCGAGGGTGATGGTGATGCCGTTCTGCGTGTAGGCCTGTTCGTAGGTGTTGTCACCGGTGTCCGTCTCAGCGTCGAACCAGACCGTGGAGCCGTCGTGATCACGGACCCAGGACCAGGACTCGGGATGAGCGGCGCGAACGGCTTTGCTGAGCAGGTCGCGGGTTTCGTCGTTGATGCCTTCGCGCAGGCGTGCGGATTCGAGGACTTCCATCACCTTCCCGCCACGGCCTGCTTTGGTGACGAAGTCGACTGAGCGAGCTTCAACGAGTTTGGTGATGATGCGTTGGCCGGCGTCCTCTCGGACTTCTCCAGATGCGCGAATGGAGACGCCGATGTCGTCCTTCATCTCTTCGAGGATCGGACGCCAGTGCGAGTAGATGCGTGCCTCGGCAACGAGGCCACCGCTGGCTTCATCCCAGTGGGCGTCTTCGTCGAGGACTCCCACGAGGTCACGAAGTGAACCTTCTGGCTTAGCCCAGTCCTGCGCTTCAGTAGCGTGATCCAGGTACATGTGGAGGCCTTGGCCGAATACTTTGTCGCGGCCTGCAGCTTCGATCGTCGCCTGCGGGTAAGTACCGGAGCTGCCGACGCCGGGGGTGACGATCTGGATCTTGAACCGACCGCCCTCTTTCTTGGTGAGGGTGCCGGCTTCTTTGAGGATGGTCATAGGTTCTTCGCCACCTTTCGGAGGTCTGCGAGCGAGGTTGCTTGGTAGCTGGGTCGCCAGTCGGGGTTGTCGACGCGCTTCGTGAGATCAGGGAGTGTGATCTGCCCGTCCTGCAACATGCGGTAACGATCGGGACCGAGGGCAGCCACTGCGTCTTGTGGATTGGATTGCATCCAGTCGTCCACGGACAGGGTGATGTCTGGCGGTTCCTCAATGTCGGGGAATCCGAGGTCAGCCCAGGACTTCGTTTTGGGGATGAACGTGCATCGACCGTTCTGATGGTCGAAGGGGCCCGGAGTGTCGGGCGGGTATTCGGTGCCGTGCTTGCCGAGGCAGGACGGGCATGTGCGGGAACTGAGCTCGGCGTGCCAGATGACTGCAGTGACGGACGGGTTTGCGGCATTCTGAGCAGTGTTGGCGGCACGGTGTGCGTCAAGCATTTCGGTCCTGGCCAGACGCATGGCGCGAGTGAGCCCACCATTGAAACTTGACCGGGTCCGCTTCAGCATTTCCGATGCCGCTGCTGCTGGACCCCAACCGCTGGGGACGGCACGAATCAGTGAGGACTTCAAGGCGTCGATCGCATCGTCAGCGAGCGGCAACGATGAAGCATGGATCTGGCCAAGGGACCGTTCAATGATCTGCTCGAGTGCTGCTTGGTCGACTCGGGTGAACGATGGCAGGAGCTTCGAATCAACGGGCGGCATCTGTGAGACGGCAACACCTGTGGTCAGGTCCGCAGTGCGTTCGACAACCTCGCGCACGGAGCCTTCGAGCAATGGTCCGATCTCCGATGCGAGTTCCTGCAGTCTCGTCGCCGTCATTGCCAGAGCTCGCTGGGTGCGTGCCAACTGGGTGATCTGCGCGGGGGTCAGCGGCTCCCCTGCGGCCTTGCGTGCAAGGATCACGGCAATGGTGTCCTGCCACTCCTGCGCGACCTCCTGCCAGGCTTGCGCCCACCGTGCGGTCAGTGCCCGGGTGGAGGCGTCAACGTAGTCGTCGACCACAGAACGGAGTTCGGAGGCCCGGCGTAGCGTGAGTTCGTTGATTGCCACGCCGGCACCTCCTTACTTACTTAGCACTCACTTACGTTTACTTACGCTTGAGCGCCTCGGCTGGATCCTCGCCACGCTCGAAAGCACCGATCGCGGCATCGCCTGCCGAGGTGTTCGGGTCGACGAAGTTGCCGGCATCGTCGGTCCATTGGTCGAGGATCTCGTCCACGTCCCGCACACCGAGAGCACGCAACAGGAGCCTCATCGTCTCCAGCGGTGGGAGCTTCTGAGTGGCATCCGCGTCGACGATGGCCTTCACCATGACGTCAACCGATGTCTCGTCAATCTCAGGCCATGTGATCGTCAACGTGCGGTCAGCTTCGCCCTGCAGGATCACTTCCTCCTGCTGAGTGAACTTATCGACGACCACACCACCCTTGAGTGGCCCCTGTGGAGCTATGACCGCCTGGTCGATGACGTGACCGAGGATCGCCCGGTACGTTTCAGACCACACTTCACGGCGCCCGTTCATTTCCAGGCGAGTCGGCTGGTCGAGTGTTTCGGCGACAGCTCGTGCACCCGTCTGGCCAGGATCCGCAAGGAGTGTGGTGACTGGGAGTCCGAACGCTGCCGCGATCATTGTTGCCAAGGGGCGCCCCGACTCTGCGTCGATGGTGGCACCGGTCTTCGGGACAGCCTCAAGTTGCGTGCCCGGATCCATGCCGGCAACTCCCCCAGCTTCACCGAGACCGTTGAGCTGGGATCGCATCTGCTGGGCGCCGGACTTCTTGCCTGACATTTTCCACGCGATTCGGGAGAGGGACTTCATGAGCTTCGCCCAGTCCTCTAGGAAGTCTTTGTACGCTCTAGCCCAGGGCAGTGCGGCGTAAGCATCTCCGACTCCGAAGCTGCCGATCGTGTTCACCTTCGTGTGATGAACGGGTGCTGACCAGTCGACGGGGTTGCCGTCAATGACAGGCATACGCCGGGTCGGTTTGTGTGTCAGTGCCGGGTACCAGGTGGTTTTCTGCCGGGTAGTGACGCGGGCTGTGCGTTCCCCGATAGTGGTTTCAACGTAGTCACGGCGGTAGAACCACGGGTCTGTTTTGTCCTCGGGGTTGGTGAGGATGTCGGTGACTTCGAGAGGGTCGAGGGTGCGGACGCGGGTGAAACCTGTTCGAGGGTTCGTGAACAGGACCGCGTATACGTTGCCGTCGGTGCCGAGCTGTTTCTCAAGCTCTTCGTGAGCCTGAGCGCCCGTGAACGAGCGACGGTTGCCCGGGTCGTCGATGAAGCCTTGCACGACGGTGTTGACGTCCTGGGTGCCGTTCTCTTTTCCGTCTGGGGCTTGGATGCCAACACCTTGGCCGAACACGTATCCTGCCCGGATTGTGAGTCCGCGCTTCACAAGAGGGTTGAGAGTGGCCATTGCCCGGCACAATTTGGCGCCCTGTTGGCGTCCCTCCGGGCTCATCTCCTGATCGAACGACTGCCCGATCTGCTGCCACCCAGCGTCCTCACGGTAGAGCTGTTCCATTGAGTGCGCGGCTTCTTCGAGCCGGAAAGACAATGTCTCGACTTCCGACTTGAGGTGTTTCACTTCGTGGTCGTCGGACTCTCGGAGGCCCAGCCAGTCGAACATGCCCATGTGAGCCTCCTTCAGATTTATTCAATATGGCGAAATCGACCACTCGCGTTCGTCCTGCCACTCCTCAGCCACCAGCTGCGATTGATCCAGCAATGGATGAAGCAGCAGATACGATGCCGCCTGTGTGGCGCTGTCTACGCTGTCGTCGTGACTTGCACCGGGGAAGCCCTTCGCCTCCTCGATGAATTCCTCCACGTTTGGGAGGAGCATTGAGGTGGGCAGGTGCATGTTGCCGGCATGAGCGAACGGCGAGATTGCCGATGCTCTGGCTATCTTGCTGCCTTCCGGAGTGACTGGGATAATGCCGGGAATGTCACGCGAGAGAGCCGAAATCACCGCAGGGCCGTTCGCAGCGTCCTCTATCAACACTGCCCCGGCTTCTGGGTATTTGGCTTTGAGGTACTTGATCTTGTCGAGAGTGGCGTTGAAGTTGAGGCGTTCACGCACCATATCGAGGAGGAACATGTTCACGCCCACGCGCAGCCACACTTGGCCGACCACGTAGTCCGAGGTGCCAGCGTCCTTGAACGCGAGGTCGAAGGACAGAATCAGTTCGTAGCCGTTCTCCCTAAGACCCGGGATACGGCGTGAACCATCGTCCATGTCCACCCACATGGGCTGTGAGTAGCGGGGCCATTCGGGTGGGAAGATTCCACCCTCGTCGAGTGTGGGTTTCCCTTGGTAGAGCGACGCCCAGGCTTTCGGGCCGGTGGATATCTTTCGCTTCTCCCACTCTTCACGGCTCATGTTGTGAACCGTCTCGAGATACTCGCCTGGTTCGCGTCCGAGCGGGTCGGTTTCACCCTTTGCAGGGTCGTGGTCGGCCTCGGCGGGGATGTTGAGGACTTCCCAGTCTTCACCGCCAGGAGCGTCGAGAATGCGCCCAGCGAGGTCGCCGGTCGACCAGCGGGTCATCACTAGCACTACGGGGGTGCCAGGGTGGAGGCGGGTTTGCGCAGTCTCAGTCCACCAATTCCAGGCGGTCTCTTGCTTGACCTTGGAGATGGCGTCTTCGTGGTTCTTCACGGGGTCGTCGATGATCATGAGGTTCGATGGCCGGCCAGTAAGTGCTGAGCCGATGCCGGCGGTGAACATGCCGCCAATGTGGCCTTCAAGTTGCCATTCGTGTTGCGCGCTCACGTCGTCGCGGATGGAGAGGCCGAAGGCGTCCTTGTTGGCTCGGATGTCATCTCGCACGGCACGGCCCCAGCGGCGGGCCACTGCGGTTTCGTATGAGGCGAGAGTGATGCGGGTGTCCGGCATCTCCTTTAGTGTCCACTCAGGAAATCGACGGGAGCACAACTGTGACTTTCCGAGCTGCGGCGGACACGAGATCATGATGCGGGCGTTTGGGGTGTTGGCGGCTCTCACTAGCGCGTCGTCGATGAGGGTGAGGGCGGGTGTGCGCACGACGGTGGGGTCGAGGTCTTGAGCCATGGTGAGAGGAGATGCCCAGCGGCGTGTCTCGGTCGCTTGCGCTTCCAGCTTCTCCGCGAGCGCCGTCATCCAGTCAACGGACACGACGCACCTCCATGAAGTTGATGCCGGGTTTTGACGTCGAGTGCCCGGCGAACTCGGCAACTGCAACCACCCTCGGTAGCAAATGCCCGGCAGCTGGAGTTGGCTTGATGCCCCGCTGGCGTCCGGTGGGTGGCCGTTCACTGAACAGCAGCGGGGAGTTTGTGACCTGCTCGGGTTTGAACCGAGATTTCGGCAAGAGCTGACTTCTTCCGCACGTGACGGCTGAGAGGTTCAGAGATTACGGCGCTCTAACCAATTGAGCTACAGGTGGTTTGTGTGCCCCCTGGAGCCTGCAATGGATGAGTGCGGCTGCAACAGGGGGCTGGGGACGCATCACACGGGTAGAAAAGTGACGAAACACCCCGTGAATGCGCAATGAGACCCACACCCGGAGGCACGAATCTCATTACACATCACGTTAATCCCCTACGATGCCTGTTGTCTAGTTAGACGCGCCAGCACCTCGGAGACTCTGAAAACGGGCGTGTTGCGGGCACCGTCTCTACGCACTGGGGATAGCCCTTCGTGTGGTCCGAGCGTGCCGCCTGTTCGTCGCCTCTCGTCCACTTCGTGCAGTTTGAGGATCTGTTTGGCGGTGATGTCGTGGCCGTGGAGTTTGAGTGCTTCGGCGCAGTCTTTGGCTGGCAGGTCAACGTCAAGGACGGTGATGGCGAGCGCGGCTCTGCCGTTGCGTAGTGTTTGGCCAGCTGCATCTCCTGCGGCCAGTTCGTTGCCGTTGGCGAATACGGGGCGCCCGTTGTCCCAGCCGCAGAACTTGCGTGAGCTCACTCCCCTGTTGACGATGCGGGACAGATCATAGACCGCTTCTTCGACTTCGGTGATGAAGTCGTCGAATGCGGGGTGTGTGGCCATCCAGTCGGCGTTCTGGTAGATCCATGCGGCAACGGCAGTGGTTTCGTCCCGGCCGTCGTAGCGAACGCGTTTTTCTTCGACGATGAGGAGGGCCCACGAGGTGAGGATCTGCTTGAGGTGGTCGCGGGCTTCGACGGTGTCGTGGTGCATGGGTAGTCGTGGTTCTGTGGCCGCGCCGGGTGCGTCGCTGAGTCGTTGCACTCCGGCGGTGGGGAGGCTGGCTTCCACGAGGTCGCTGATCTGGTCGCAGAGGTTGCGGATCCTCTGCGCTGGGGCTGGGTCAGGCATGTGGCCTCCATTCGGCTTTCAACGTGGCGCGGATGGTTCCGGTGGTGTGGGTGATGGTGAAGTCCGCGATCCGTCCGATGCTGATTTGCGGCGCCTCGCCGAACATGAATTGTTCTTCGACGACTTCGCGTTCGTACCGGATGCCGGTCACGTGCACGTTGGAGTAGAGGCGCTGGGACTCTTGCACGTCAACATCCTCACCCACGGTAGATAACGGCATGGTGTCGATCGGCAGCCACCGGTTATCGATCATCGCGACACCTCCACGGTTTCGGGCAACTCTCTGCGGCAGGCATCGCGCACTTTGCGGAGGAACTGCGTCGCGCTTCCAACTTCGCCCCATTCGTTCGGTGCGTCGTACTCGCGCTTGAGAGCGTCCAGGTCGTTGGATTGGATTTGCTCGATCGCCACGTCAAGCTCGTCGGCAACCTCGTATCGGCTTCGCCCCTCCCAGTCTCCCGGGTAGGCACCGAAGTCTTTGAAGAACCGATGCATGTTCGAGGTGTAGTTGAACCACTCCCCGCCTGCTGTCACGTCATAGCTCATGCGTCCTCCCCAAGGTTCGATCCGTTGATGTTCCCTGGCTTGCAGAGTTCGTCCTCGAAGGGCACGACGTAGGTGTGCTTGAGGAACCCGCTGCCCGGTGCCTGAGCGAGCACCTTGTGGCCTTCCGTGTCAACGAGCGTTGCAGTGACGCGAACACCCTCATTACCGGCTTCGAAAGAGAGGATCTGTGCCGGGTCAAGACCGAGGGTTTCCATAGCGTTCCTGATCTCAGATCGATTGATGGGAGTCCGCCGAATTCCTGGCTGGTTCAGTGTGTCGAATGTGTACTTGAAATTGTTGTCGTTGCTCATGGTTGTCCTGCTTTCTGCATGTCGTTGACGAGTCGTTCGTAGGTGTTGGCGATGAGTTCCGCGGCGTGCGTCCAGAGCATTGCCCCATTTGCGGCGGCCTGTTCGGCTTGCTCGATTCCGTCGTCGTAGATCGACTGGGCATGGCCTTTGATCGTCATGCCGCCCGGCGTGGAGCCAGCCGCGTGGTGTTCGATCGCGAGGAGTCCGGCTGCGCGGCGGATGCGTTCACGTTGGGCTTGCACTTGCTGGATCGTCACTTGGCTCCTCCAACGTTGCGGAGGATCTTCGGGATCTCGGTGGCCGCGAGTTTCATCTGTTCCGGGGTGGCACCGATGGCGGGGAGCAGTGCGGTGATGACGGCTTCGAACTGTTCGCCGGTCCTCTCTGCGATGCGGACTTGTCGTTCGTCGACGCCAGCCTTGAGTGTTTCTGTGGCGTACCGGGCCAGCTGGTCCTGGGCTTTGTGCAACAGCGTGTAGACGATGTGCTGGCGGGCCTCTGCGGTGGACTCGTCGATCATGCCGAGTGAGTTCATGCCGGTGGTGTGTTTCGTTTCGCCCCACCACAGGTCACCATCAGACTCAAGGAGCTCCACCTGATGCCGCAACCATTCGACCTCCCCAGCCTTGGAGGCAACGAGATCCAGGAGTGCTTGTGCGGGGTCGAGATCCGTGTGGGGTGTGCCGAGACGGCGAGCGACGCGGGTGAGTTTCTCCTGCTCGAGGTTGCGCTGCCCGGCTTGTTTCGCTTTCTTGCTGTTGCCGCCATGGACTCGGCAGACCTTGAGACCCTTGTTCGGGTAGTTGCCGCACTGCTCACCGGGCCGGCGTTTGGAGAGGGCCTGGCACTTCTTCGGATCCCAGCCAGTCTTGTCGACCATCACAGTCCCCGCAGCTCTACGGTGTCGAGGATGTCGATGCGAGCATTATCCGGGCTCGTATGGATGTGCTCCCCAATGACGAGGGTCGTGGTGCCTTGGCCGGTGGGTGCGATGAAGGTGAGTTCGCCACGTCGGCAGTAGCCGAGGGCAGACCAAGTGGGGAACGAAACGGTTTGGCCGATGTGGTCGGCGGTGAGGTCGGCAACAATCATGCGTGAAGCATGCGATCGGACACGAGAGAGTTACCAGAGGCGACACGCAGGGCCTGGGAGCAGTGTTCCAAGATAAGATGCCGGGATGGATGCAGTGAGCCTTACCAGCCTGATCGTTTCCGGAGTCGCCTTAATTATTTCGGGTCTCGCCCTAATTCAAGACAGGGTTCTCGCCCACAATCCTGTCGTCTACGCCGAATTCAACAAACATTCCGGAGTGACGGAATCCACGGTGAACAGCGCAACGATTGGCAGTCGTGACATGACGGTCCGATTCCGAGTTTCAGGAACCGGCGCAGCATACGAGCCTGTGGTGCATCTGACCGACGAGGCTGAAGGCGCCACTAGGAAAATCAAGTGGGCAGTAGTTGAACTAGATCGCATACTAAGCGCTGACAAAGGGGCCATCGAACTGTTCATCGAGGCGATAGTTTCCGAGCCTGGTGTTTACGTTGTTTTCACTTTTGACAGTCCGCGGTGGATCTTCCGAGGCACTAGACCAGTTCATTTTCGCTTCCCCGTTCCGCTTCACGTTGGTCCTGAAGTTTCGGCTGTGCAGGCCGAAGAGTTCAAGCGAGGCAAGTGGAGAGAAGTAAAGGGCAAGAGCCCGCGAACCCCTGAGTTCAATCCCATCAATGTTGATCGGAAGCTTCAGAAAGAATTCGACGCCTAGGCTTATGCCTCAACCCTCCCTTGGTTTACTGTTTCTTGTGGTGCCGACTGCCATACTTAGCGATAGCTACTCCTTGCGCGTCGCCCGCTTTGCTTGTGCAGCTTCGAGCTTGGCTGGTTGAACATACAGAGTGTCGATAAGTGCGTCCATGAACTCGACGATGTGTTCCACCTCTTCTCTATCTGGCAACATATCGAAGTCACCGTGAGCCATATCGTTACCGACAAGGCGGATGGAGTGGGCTTGGTCAGTGAGAAGTTTCGTGATGCTTCCCGTCTCCTGCATTTTCCCGATCTTCTGCGCCAACCTCATATTGTCGACGATACCCTGATCTTTAATTATCGCTTCAAGGGTCGCACGGGCAGTGATTGCCGCCGCGATTATCTGGCCATTTCCTAGGCTGATATGCACCTCAGATGCAGCAATCTCAATGTTTGGTGGCAAGCCTATAAATTCTGGAGCGAATGCATTTGCGGGATGCCAGGCGAACTTGCCTATCCGTTCAGCCATCTCAAGACCCGCAAAAATCTCGCGAGGACGGCCGTGGTTGCTGATCTGGCTAGGAGAGAGGTACCCGTAAGCAATCATGTAGCCGTCACAATGGTGACACGAGAACACTCCGAGCCATGCGGCACCGATTTTCCGATCGAGTTCCTTTCCGATCTCTGGCTCCATCACCGATACGGACTCGCAGAACGCGCACGTCGTCTTCATTAGTTAACTTTCATTAGGCATGTGTTCCTCCTACTCTTCCACCATGCACGATCGCGTGAGGTCCAGGTACATAACAAGTCCACAACGTGTGCTCTCAGTGTTCACTGCGTCACTGGCCTTCGCCACCGACGAGGACCTTGATCAGCTCCGGCCCCGCCTCCCCGACGACTCGCCCATTGAGCCTCCGCAGCGCACTAAGGGCCCTGTCGATGAGGTCCTGGTCTCGCTCGTTGGCCTCGGCGTGCTGGCTGGAGCGCAGTATTCTTGTCGTCTTGTGCGTTAGCTTCGCTTACGCATCTCGTGCAGTATCCCCTCGAGGACTGACACAACGAACCCGGAACACAAGATGATCGTTCCGATGAGGACGGTCATCGACACTGGCGTTCCGTAGCTGCTGTATGAAATGAATCCGCCGATCATGAGAACGAGTGCCCCTATCGTGAACAGGGTGAGGCTCATACCCATTGGTCTGTGATTCTTTTCCACTTCGTTCCTTCCATTGCTTGTGTGGGGTCCGTGGGAATCATACATGCACGTCAGGCCTGTTGAGCAGTGCGCCAATCGCGGCGCGGGGTGTCATGGATGCGGCGGCGTTCCTTCAACCATTCCTGCATGTCATTCATGCTTCCCCCTCGATCCGTGTGGCGCGATTATGCATGAACATCAGCACTGTGGTGACTCCGTGTGTCTGTTCACGGCCACTGTCGGCATACTCGTTAGCCGCTTCCCTCAGCGCATCGGCCTTGACCTTCGCGATGAAGCGGTCGAACTCGGCGTCAGGATTTCGGTTGCATCCTGAGTAGTCGCCGTTGAAGTAACGGGCACAGACCGCCTCAACGCTTGGCGTGTATGGTTCAGTGCTCATTTCGTGTCTCCGTTCAGCCCGAGACGAGTGTTGATTTCCTTGAGGATGGGCAGACCGTGCTCACGGTGCCCGTCGTTGCCGTAGAACTCGGCGAGTGCGATCAGATTCGCTGTCCGCTGCTCAAACCCGAGGGCGAGGGTGGCCTCGGTGTTCGCATCAATAGCGACTGCAATGCAGGTTGCGTCGGTTGCGCCTTCCTCGGCTTGCCATTCGTGGAGGCCTTCGGTGCGGAACTTCGAGATCGCCGCATGATCGTTTCCAGGTAGTGAGTTCATGCTCATAGCTTCCTTTCGCTCACGGGACTTTTCCCAGCCCTGACACGCGGTTGGTGAGGTTCGGTTTCAGCCTCAACGTTTGGTGAGGTTGCGGCCCTGTGCGCCCGTTGTAGGCGTTTCCGTGTCGCTCGTGACTCCATGTGTGGTTCGAGGATGATTGCGGCCCAGACAGCGGCAGGGATGAGCGCGGCGGTGATAATGAGCGGAATCATGCTGCACCCCGCAGTGCGAGGATCCCGCGTCGGTAGTCCGCCCAGGGTGTTTCGCCCCGCTGGTAGTCCTCGTACTGCTCCAGGGTGAGTTCCCCTGATGCGACGGCCTTCGACAATTCCTTCGTTGTGCGCAGCTCGGCGCCGGCATCGACCATGTCGGCACGGCCAGGAGCGATCGTCCCGACACGAGCCAGCCGTGCTTTGCGTTCGGTCTTGATGATCTTCACGATGTGGGCGGGCATCAGGTAGTCGGTGGATTCGTAGAAGTGTTTCTTCACCGCGTGCTTGGCTTCGGCGAGCGTGTACGGGTTCAGGAGGTCGTACCATGCGGTCGAGACTTCGGCTGTCACTCGTCGGTTGTCGTAGGTGCTGATGAGTTCGAGGACTTCCCCGGCTTCAGTGAGTCTCACAGCAGCTCTCCTTGGATGGTGGTGTCGTGGTTTTCGTCTAGGCCTTCTTCGATGCGGCGTAGTTGCTCGATGACGGCTTTGTTGTTGTCGATGCGTTCTCGTGCTGGGTCGCGGGGTTGGTCCCGCCCCGTTGGTCGTTCTGCTTCGGATTTGACGCGGGCGACGAGTTGTGGGAACTTTTCGCGCAGCTTCTTCGGGGAGAGGATGTTGGCTTTCCAGAAGTTGTCCTGCTGGCACCAGCTGATGACGTAGCGGATCTGATCGAGCGTGTATCCGTCGCGGTCGATGAGTAGTCGGATCGAGTCGTGGTTGGTCTTCGTCCGGTTCGGGGTCTTGTTGCCGTTGGCTTCGATCTCTGCGTCGAGGAGGTCGAGGAGTTCATCCACATCTGGGCGAGGTTCGGGTGCGGACTCATCGGGTCGGGAGTCGCTTGCGACTTGCGACGAAGAGAACTGTTCCCCTGTTCCTCTGTTCCTCTGTTCCTCTGTTCCAGGCGCGGGGATGTCGCGAGTGTCTCGCGAGGATTCCACGAGGGTCTCGCGAATCTGTGCATCGTCGCAGGTGGGAGAGGGATAGCGGGGCTTGTTTGGCTTGTCGATGCGCTGATGTTTCGCCCAGTTGTCAATCGCCAGGTAGTCGCGTTTCTCGACGGTGTAGCGAACGATTCGGCCAGCTTCGGACAGCCTCTGGAGACCTTCGGACACCCTCGCGAGTGTCTCGCGAGGATCTCGCGAAAGGTCATCGGCGAACAGGTCCGCACAGATGGTCGAGACCCGATCCTGGCCCACACCGTTGTCGTCAACGTAGGACCAGAGGCCGATGAACAGGAGTCGATCTTCGATCACCAAATCGCTGACGTCAGGGCTGCGCCAGAACTCGGGTTTGATCGACCGGATTCGCATGGTTATTCCCTCCCTGGTCGTGGTGGTTCGATCCCGAGCATTGCGCACAGATCCTCGTGAGCTTCTGCTGGTGCATGGATTTCAATGAGCCGTCTCGCGGCTGCCTCGTCGTCTCTGGTGGTGCGGAGTTTTTCGAGTGTCAGTGCCCCGAAGTTGATGGCGGCGGGGTTCGCGTACCCGATGGAATTGGTCATGGGTTCTCCTTAGAACGGAATGTCGGGTGAGTAGTCGGTGAGGATGACCGTGAACCGGGTGGCGTCGACCAGTTCCTTGTCGGTGCCCTTGTGGTAGAGCCAGGGCCCGAATACGTGTCGGTGGTCGTCCTCGTCGAGCACGCCGGCCTTCACTAGCTGGTCGACCATTGGCTTAGCCGTGTCCGTGAGGTTTACCGGGTCGTAGCGGTTGTTCGTGCGCTTCGTGACGCCGACGTGGATCGTGGCCTTTCCCATCGGGTCGAGCGGACGCGCCAGGTACGGGACGCTTTGCGCGCAGTAGTCCTTGAGCTTCTTCCGCTTCCAAATGTCGGCCTGCCGGTTCGAGCTGATGACGAGCTGGTTCGGGATCGTGATGGCGAGCGTCTGCATCATGGGCCCACCGCCAATGCCCGGGCTGCGTTCATGGCGTCAGAGTGGGTGCTGTGCTGGTCGTAGACGCGGCTGTTCGGTGCGAAGGATCCGTAGTCCGATTCGATGACCGCCACTCGCGGCACCGGGTGGTCGGCGCAGTCCCACAGCCCCCGGCATTCGCCCCTGTGCTGGTCGCGTTCGATCAACAGGCGCATCTTTTCCGAATGCCTCCACTCGATGTGCTTCCAGGGGTCACCGTCGTCGTCCGGGGCTGGCGCGGCCCAGGAATCCGTTTCGACTATGTGCTCCCACCTCCGCCCTCGCCTGTCCGTGTACCGGCCAGCTGCGAGGATTTCGTCGATGGTGCTCACGCCGCCACCTTCCGAGCCACCGGGCGCCGACACTTGACGATGAACTCCCGGCCAACGTCGGTCAACGCGAATGCGGCAACGTCGGCACCCGTGACCGGCTCGATGCTGGCGGCGGGCTCGAATACCTCCCCGGCAATGAACCGGATGGATTCAGCAAGGGTGCGCTCGATCTTCACGTTCGCGGGTGCCGCTGCCCTGGCGACAGTCCTGGAACTCACGCCGAGCAGTCGCCCCAGTTTCATCATGGAGTGCTTAGTCTTGAGCTCAAGGAGCAGGTCGCGGGTGTCGTGTGAGTCGACGAGACGGCTGGGGGCCTGGTTGGGCATGTAGCCCTTGGCGATCTGATCGCGGTGCTTGCCGCAGTACGATCTACCATGCGTTTTGCCGGTGCAGTCCTTGACTGTGCAGTCGGTGGTGGTCATGCGGCTACTCCAAGCGATTCTGCGCAGGCGGCGACGAGGTCGCGTGCTGCGGGCGGGGTGACGGCATTGCCAGCGAGACGCACTTGGTCTCGTTTCGTGCCGAGCATCTGATACTCGGCGGGGAATGCCATGGCGCGGGATATTTCGTTCGGGCTGAGCATCCGGAATGAGCAGTCGTCGATCTTCGGGATCTCCGAGGTGACGAGCGCGTGATGGTTTCCGGAGGCTGTGGCCGTCGACAGGGATTCGGAGACCGGGCGTGCGTCCGATGATCCGCCGCGCAACTCCGCGATGAACGGCGGGAACGCGAGGCCCTTAGTTGCCGAGGTGTGCATCGTCTTCGTCACCTGCGTGTCTGGCCAGACGCGGTAGTAGCCGTCCTTCCGTCCGTAGGCGCGATGCTTCGGGTCCGTTGCGTCGTAGGTGTTCCCTGCCGCCTCGATCTGCAGTGAGGTTGGGAACGCGATTCCGGTCTCATTGCGGGTGGTCTGCGTGCGCAGCGCTTCGGAGACCGATCGCGATTCCTTGCCTGTTCGTCCCTCGACAGGAACGAGCAGTGAAGCGTGCAGGCCGCCGGCAACCATCGTTGGTGCGACCTCACGCACTGAGGTCGAGCGGGTCGAGTCCGAGCCGGACACGTTGTTGACCATGAGCGGGTCGAGCTCGAGACCGGACCAGTACCGGTCGATTCCTGCCTGGATCCGCTTCATCGTCTTCTCGGCCAATGGTTTCGGACGGTCGCCGATGCGGGTGCCGAGGTCGTTCCAGTCGATGATGGATGAGGCAGGCATCCAGTTCGGAACCACTTCGCGGCCACGGCAGGACGTGTGCGGGCATCGGAACACGTACTGACTTCTGTACCTCCCCCACCTCTTGGCGCCCTTGAACATCTTGATCGCCTCGACGCGGCCATGATCTGGGCAGAAGGCTGGTGGGCACTGGATGCGGTGCAGGTCCGGCTTCTTGTTGCCCTTCCGGTAGAAGACGGCATAGAACCGATCCCGCGACTGTGGTGCCGCGTCACCATTGGCCCAGGCGTGCATGCTGTTCATGTACACGACCTCATGGGCGTATCCGAGTGAGTCCATGGCTTCGAGCCATGCGCCGTAGGGGGCCCAGCGTGCGACGTCGACGACGTTCTCGACGATGACGATCGAGTACCGGTGCGCTTCGGTGAACCTGGGGACGTCCCACATGGTTGCTCGGGATCGTTCTGCTGCGGCGTTGGGCATCTGGTTGAACAGGTCGGGTGCAATGTCGCGGGCCCCGCCCTTGGCGATGCTGTGGTTCGTGCATTCCGGTGACGCCCAGAGAATGTCGGTCTTCGGGTAGTAGCGGGGGTCAATCTGCGACAGGTCCGCGCACACATGCCCGGTGTCTGGGTGGTTCGCTTCGTGGGTGTCCACGGCCAGCTGCCAGTGGTTGGACGCTACTCGGACTTGGACACCTGGGACTTGCACGGCGCCTGTCGAGGATCCGCCCGCTCCGCAGAATAGGTCGGTGAGTGTAATCATGCTGCGTTCTCTTTTCTGAGTTCTTGTTCGTATTCGCGACGATGCTTCAATCGATGCACTTCACGGTCGTCGTCGCAGTGGGGTGATCGTGTGACGATCGGTGATCCGCAGTCGCGGCAGATTCGGTGCGGTTGCAGCTGGACGCGCTGTTCAGGTGTCAGTCCTCCGCGGATGCCGAATCGCATGTCGAGTGGTGTGGCGGCTTCTTCTTCGAGTGCTGCGCGTGCACACATTGCGCGCAGTGGACAGTCCCAACAGAGTGCAATCGCTTGGGCTACCCGATCGCGGGCGGTGGCGAAGAACATGTCGTCTGCCACCACCGCCCCGATCTGAGCGCACACGGCACCCTCCCAGTCGTCGCCGTAGCGTGCTTCAGAAAGGTGGCTCATCTGCCGCTCCTGGGTTCTGTCCCCATCCGCTCGACTGCTGGGCCTGCTGCTGTCCGCCCTGCTGGAAGTTGCCCTGCTGGGTGTTCTGTTGGGACTGCTGGCCGCCGAAGTTCCCGCCACCCTGCTGTTGGTCACGCTTCGGGTACACGCGGAGCCCGTCGCCATTGACCTTGACCGATAAGCTCTCGCCGTTCTGCCCGTCATACTTCTCGACGCCGGTAATGGTTCCAGTGACGGTCACTTTGGATCCGCGCTCAGGGTTGAGTGCCGACGCGAGGTCGGCGTGCTCGGCCCAGAAGCTCACGTCATAGGCGGTGGTCGACAATTGCTCCCAACCACCGTTGCCGTCAGGCTTGGACCGTCCTGCGAGGACTCGAATGTTCGCGACCCGCTTGCCACTGTTCGTGGTGTTGAAACGCGGGTCTGAGGCGATTCCGCCGTCGATTGTTACTCGTGCGTCTGCCATGGTTATGCTGCTCCCTGCTCGTTGTGGATTTCGCCCTGCTCGTCGATGAGGACCCCATCGACAACTTCTGTTTCAGGCTGGTTCTGTGCCGCTGTGAGTGCCGTGCCTGCTGATGTAAAGGCGGCCTTCAGGTCGTCGGTGAGTTCACCAGCGTCGGCACACGCCTTCCAGAGGTTCCGGATGTCCTGCGCAGTCGCGCACTGGTCGAGCTCGCCGAGCCAGTCACGTCCGGACGGTTCACGCGGGGCTTCCGGTGCGGATTCCGGTTCGGCCTTCGCCTTCCGTGTGGTAGTTGCCTTCGGCGCCGGACCAGACGATGAGGGTCCGGTGCTGGTGAACTCGATGACTTCTTCGACGGTGTATTTGAGCCCGCCGAGGACTTCGGGACACGCGAGGCGCACACACTCACTGATTGCACGCCAGCGGAGCATCGTTGCCGGATCCTTGGCCCAGTGGCCTTTACCCCACAGCCCGGCACCCTGGGCCTTCTTCTGGTCCCAGGTGGACGTGTGTGTGAACTCCGGGTCGTCGGCGCGGATGATTTCGCACACCGCGGATCCGTCGTCCTCGTTGCGGGTCCGAACTCGGTGGCCGGCGGATCGGGCGAGGGATGCCATCATGGATGCCGAGAGTGACGGGGTGCCGTTGATGACGTTGATCTCATTGAGTGCGACGATGGGTGCGATGCCCAGGGCGTTGCCGTATTCGATGGCGACGAAGATGTTTGCCGGGTTCTTCTGGAACGCCTTCGGGATCATGTTCGCGTCGGCGAGGACGGATGCGTACTGCTGCCGTTCCCCGACGCTCATCTCCGCGGCGGGACTGTGTACTGCAATGTCGGTGGACATTATGCTGCCTTCTTTCTGTTCTTGTATTTGCTGGTGCCCTGATTCGCTCTGCATGTGCGGCATTGACGGGCGCCGTTGGGCCTGCGATACGTGTTCTCGATCGTGTATTCGTGCCCCCACTTGCAATGAGTCCTTGATGCCATCGGGTGGAGTCCGTTGCGCACCTTGTCGTAGGTGTTTTCCGAGATGGTGCCCCATCGGAGGTTCGACGGGGTGTTGTTGGTTTTCACGTCGTCGATGTGACAGGCGACGAGGCCGACGGGCCTGGGGCCATGCCACGATTCGCAAATGAGAACGTGGACCGTTTTCTGCACCCTCTTGTTATTTCTGGTTAGCCACACCAGCGGGTACCCGTCTACCGTCATGCCGCCATTGATGATCGCGGCCTTCTTGTGGGCGATCACGCCCGGACGGGTCTCGTAGGTCCGATCGACTCCGCGCACGCGACCCAAGCTGCTCACTTCGTAGTAGCCCTCGTACCCAAGGACTGGACGCCACTCTTCGTTCATGCCGCGTCCTGGACGAGGGTGAACCGTCGAGTCGGATCCCCCTGTGTCGTGAATTCCTGCTTGATGTCGTCGAGAGCCTTCTTCGAGGGCTCGATGCCTCGGTCGGCGCAGATCTTCTCGATGACCGCGGCCTGGTTGAACGTGCGACGGCCAGCAACGTTCGACCACTTGGCTACCGGGCGACCGTCGAGGGTGAGGAACTCTTTATCGCCGATCGCAGCCTTAAGCTTCTTCTCCGCGTCGGCCTTGCGAGCCTTGATGTCGGCCTCAATGCTCTTGACCTCGGCGAGAACTTCGACCGCTTCCTCCACGTCAGGGTCGATGATCTCGTTGGCTGATTCGGGATCAATGACCTGCGGGTAACGGTCAGATAGCTCCCCAGCGGTCGCAGTATCGAGCTCGACGGGCGGAGGAGTGTTTGCCTCGACGTACTGCCAGAATTCCCGCGCCTTCCTGAACAGATCGGTCGCCCAGTCCGCGTCGTACTCGAGTTCGAGGATGATCGGCTTCCGGTCGACGAGGGCAATGACGTAACCCTTGTGGCGACCGGTGACGAACATGTACCAGAGCAGTTGGACGGCGTGGGATTCCGGGATGATTCCGGCCAGGTAGTTCTTCCCGTTGTCGGTGAAGTTGCTGGTCGTTTTGATTTCCAGGATCCCGCCATCAGCAGTGAGCCGGTCAGGGTTGGCCAGTGCCCAGCTGTTTGCTTTCTCCTGGTACGTTCCGCACTGCCGGGTTGCGATGCCCGTGTCAGCGGTGAACCGGCGGGAGAGCATGTCTTCGGACTCTTGGCCGAACCAGAAGATATCGCGATCTTTGTCGACGGGCGGTTCGGGATCGGTCTTGGACTGCCAGATGGTGAACGGGTTGGTGCCGACGTATCGAGCGCCGCCTGCAACGACCGCGACGTCGGATCCGCCGAGGCCCATGGTGCGCGTGGTGAGCCAGTCTTGGTGGCTTGCATCGACGCGGAGGATCAGTTTCGCGTTCGGGACGCGGTAGTCGGGTTTCGTGGTCATGATTCGTCCTGTTCTTCATGCCCGCATCGCGTGCAAGCAATGTGTTCTTTGGTGTGCCAGCCGTCGAATATGCCGGCGTAGACGTGGAGGCAGGCTTGGCATTCGTAGGTGCAGCGCATGCCGTCGTCAGGGTCACGGCTGACTGGTCGTGAGCTGAGGAGCTCCATCAGTGCCTCGCTTCTTTGATGACGGCGGCTGTTCCGATGCTGAAGACTGTGAGGCCGAGGATGGATAGTGCGTTCGGCAGGAGCGTGAGGCCGAGTGAGTAGATGTAGATTGCGGATCCGAGCGCGGCCAGTGGCATCCACATGGCCCAGCAGCGCCGTTTGCGGTACTTCTCTGCCGTGCTCATCAGGCAGCACCCCGATCCATCGGGAAAGCCGCGCCACGGTCGTTGAAGTGCGTCTGTTCGAGCACTGCGTCTTCGACGTCGTTGAGGAACTGCTCCCCCGCACCGTCGGCGAGGACTCCGATGACCTGCTTGCCTTTGACGGTCATGAACTCGACATGGAGCTCCCCATCAATGTGGATCACGGTCGCGGTCTTGGCGTTGAAGTGCATCATGCTGCCGCCCGACCTTCGGTCAAGGTGCTCCGGAATCGGATGATCCGGGCCTCGAGTTCATCAATGCCTGGTCCACCGGGGGTGTAGGCCCGTTCCGCGGCTTCGCGAGGCGTGCCTTCTTGCATGCGGCGGATCCCTTCGGCGAGGGTGCGGCCTGCTCGGTTGATTGCTTCTTCGCGGGTGGTCACTGGTCTGCTCCTTCCTGCGTGTTGCGGTGGAGGTCGCGGTCGAGTTCGTATTGGGCCCAGCCGACGAGGGCGACGAACACGACGCCGGTGGTGATGATGACGGCGAGACTGACGCCGAGGATCACGTAGTTCATGACGCGGCCTTTCTGAGTCGTGCCAGTGCGTCACCGCATCCTTCGACGGGATAGTTCGGCTCTGATTCCGTGTTGAGCCAGCGAGCGTTGAGATCCCAACAGGTGGCCATGTCCCGATACATTTCGTCCCGGTGCCCAGCGATAAAGTTGAGGCGCTCTCGCTCTTCGCATTGCATGGTGTGGATGTCGATGACGTCCTGGACTGACTGGCCGGGGCCGAGCGGGACGCACCCACCGCAGCAGTCAAAGCTGACGGCGTTCATGACGCCACCTCAAGTTCATGCTGGAGGTGTGGAACACCGAGCTTGCGGCGGATGAACTCCACGCCCGAGGGCTGCACGGTCGTCGTGTACGAGCATCCGATCGTGTCGTCCTTGCGCTCGTAGGAGTACGGGGTGACTTTGAAGTGGTGCATGTACCGCTGGTACGGGGTGTTGTGCATGTGGCCCTTGGCGATGAGCACGCCGGCGTTTCGGAGCTCGGCGAACAATTTGTTCTGTGAACGTCCGAGCATCTTCGCGACTCTGCCGACTGAGTAGGTGCCGTCAGCGTTCATGAACGCCTCGTATGCGTCTGCCTTGGGTTCGAGGACTGCGATCTCCTCGTCCTTGGATTCGAGCATCCCTTGGGCTTCGACGAGGGCAAGGGCGAATAGTTCCTTACCGGTCGGTGCCGGCGTGGGAGTCGCCGCGTATCCACCAGTCATTCGGATCGACGGGAGAACGTCGCGGTATACCCACGACTGGAATCGTTCGACTTGCCTGCGAACAATCTCGTCCTTGATGCGTGAGGCCTGGCGCTGACCGAGCGCCCGATAGAAGCCGGCCTCTGTCAAGTAGCCGACATCCTGGTTACCACCAGGGGTACACGACAGCGTGTATCCCTTTTCGTCCTCGGGGATAGTTTCGAGGAGACGGTATGCATCACGCATTCCAAGAGCTCTTGCGAGCCCAGGCGCCTGGATGTGGAATCCGTCGACGGGGTGTGGTTCCACCGAGAGACGAAACTCTCCGTTGGCGAAGGTGTTGATATCCTGGCTTGTAGACATTGGTTTCACCTTTCTGGTGTCTTTGCCCTCGCCCTGTCCGGCGGGGGCTTCTTCTTTGTCGTGGTGCATGTCGGCCCCTATGCCACGTTGCGCGTAACTGCTACGGGCAACACCTGAACCAAAAAAATAGTGTTTGGGTCGGCGTCTAGAGCCTTCTCGATTGCCGTTGCAGTCTCGGGATTGCAGGTGGCTCGTCGCCCAGAGGCGAGATCACCGACGATGCCATGGGAAACATCAGCCCGCTTCGCCAGTGACCGGATCGTGAGTCGGTTGTACTTGCGGAGCATGTTGAACGCCTGCCGGTTGACCACCGTGTGGAACCTACGCTGCGTATCTTCGTATCGCACTTTCACCTCCTCATTGCTTTCGTTGCCTGTGGTTGCAACACTACACATTGCGGACACGGATGTCCATCTCCTATCTGAAAGTTTCTTTCGAACCCTAGTGCCCAGGCGAAACTACACCGTTGTTCTTTGCGGACAAGGTGCACGCGCTTAGGCTTGTCATTGCCTACTGTCTGCCCGAAGGTTGAAGCCGTGACCGCATTATCCGATCTACTCAACAATCTGAACCGTCGAGAATTCTCGTCGAGGCAGATCGCCACCGAGGCCGAGAAGCGCGGGCACAAGCTCAACTTCGCCACGGCGTCCCGCTATCTCCGAGGGGACCACCCAGCGAAACCGTCAGCTCCTGTACTCGCTGCATTCGCGGCAGTATTCGGAACCGACGTGAACAAGATCCGCGAAGCAGCCGGACAGGCTGTGGCGCACGATCGGTTCGAGCTTCCAGCAGAAGCAGACACGCTGGATCCCGACGAGCGGCGAGCAATTACCGAACTCGTCCGGGTGATGGCCAGGCAGAAGAAAGCAGGTGAGGGAAATGCAGGCAGTCCCACCCCCATGAACGACGCCGGCGGGAAGCCGGCAACCGGCGAGGATGATGGTCTCGGTGCATTCGGGCACCGGGACCGCGGAAACCTCGACCACGAAGACCTAAACGACGGCAACGGCGACAACGTCTACTCGCTCGTCCCGCCACCGCCGGCAAAAGACACCGCTGCCTACCGTGCACCCAACCGGGGCAAGAAACAGAAGGACAAGCAGGACGAGGACGCCGAAGGATCACAGGATCCAGGGGACGACGACGAGTGAACGGCGACACGATCTACATCTACGTTGATGAGTCCGGCGACTTTGAATTCTCCAGCAAAGGTTCAGACCACTTCCTGCTCGCCGCGTACCTCACAACCACTCCCACGCATTCCGCAATGAAGGCGCTGGATCTAAAGTACGAACTAATGCAGCACGACATGGAGCGACCCTACTTCCATGCAACAGAAGATTCCAAGGGTGTGCGAAGACGTGTTATGGGGATGATCGGAGGATTGGGCGCCGGGCAATTTCATGTCATCTGGGCTGACAAGCATCTAGCCTCACCGAAGATCCACTCGCAGTCGAGGTTCTACGAACTGTTCGCCAGCGCCTTGACGAAGTTCCTGTGCGCAGCACTAGTTCCACAAATCGTTTCAATCGTTCTGATCTATGACAACGCGATCCCGAAGAAGCAGCAGAAGGAGTTTCTGAAGAAAATCAAGCCCGCAATCAAGGCTCAGGGGCGGCAGGTGAGAATCCACTTCGATTCAATCAAGCACGACCCGAATGGGCAGATTGCGGACTACGCGGCATGGGCATATTTCCGAAAGAAGGAGTCTGGAGATATGGAGCATTGGAAAACGATCGAAGAAAACTTCAAGGTCGGAGAGTTCGACATCTTCCGGAGAAGCAACGGGAATCGCTACTGGTAAAAAATGACCTCCCCAGCTATCCGAAGAAGAGCCCAGGGGCCCTTATCGCCGGGGAGGAACCTTTCACCTTGAGTCTCGCACGGCCGACCATCAGGAAACAAGCGGAACCACTGAACTATGTGCAACTTCATGCAACTATCAGCAACCACGTCCGTCGTGTCAGCGGGTCCCAATAGAGTCGTTGACCATGCATCATCCATGGAGAGAACTACGTGACCGCGGGGACGGCGTTATCCTGCACCGCACCAAGTTCAACGACACTCGAGTGGCCGCCACCAACGGCAACAACGCCATCTGGCTCGACGCCGACCTCCTACAGGTCGAGAGACGTTGCGCCATCCAACACGAACAAGCACACATCGACCTCGGGCATGCGAACTGTGACGATCCAAAAGAGGAGTCTGCAGCGCGACGGCTGACGGCCAGGAAGCTTATCGACTGGGACGACCTGGTCGACACGTTCCGTTGGGCACACACAGCCGTAGAGGCAGCTGACGAGCTCAACGTGATCCCCGAAGTTCTCGAGGACCGCCTGTGGTTCCTCCACCCACACGAGAGGGCACTCCTGCGTCTCATCGGCGGCGCCAGGCACGCATAGGAACAAACAATGACCATCAGAGCAGCACTGTACCTACGTCAGTCGACCCATCGAGAAGAGTCCATCAGCCTCGAGCTCCAAGAGGCCGCGTGCCGGCGCCACTGTGAAGAGCGCGGATACCAGGTTGTGATGGTTGAGTCCGACCCGGGTATTAGTGGTCGGACGTTCAACCGCCCCGCAGTGAAGCGCGTCATGGAAGCCGTCGAAGCACGCGAGGTCGACGCGGTGATCTTGTGGAAATGGAGCAGGCTTTCGAGGTCACGTCGTGACTGGGCGATCGCTGCCGACCGAGTCGACGTCGCCGGTGGTCGGATCGAGTCCGCGACTGAGGACATTGACGTCTCCACCTCCCACGGTCGCCTGGCACGCGGCATGATGGTTGAGTTCGCGGCGTTCGAATCCGAGCGGATCGGGGACCAGTGGAAGGAAGCCCACCAGCGCCGAGTGAGTATGGGCCTGCCGGCGAATGGGAAGCCGCGGTTCGGATACCGGCGGTTGGATGAGGGGTTCGAACCGGATCCGGAGACTGGGCCGGTGCTCGCCGATATGTACCGGCGCTACATCAGTGGGGAATCGTTCTACGCGCTCGTGAAGACGCTCAACGACAACAGCATCGACACGGTACCCGGCTACGGCACATCGGGCGGCGCATGGTCGCAAAGGAGCCTGCAGAGGGTCTTAGACTCCGGATTTGGCGCCGGCCTTATCCGTTCGCATGAGGAGTACTTCCCGGGAGCTCACGAGCCCATCATCGACGAAGATGAATGGAAGGACTACCGAGCCGCCCGCGACCGGCGTCGGGTCCATCGAGGTTCCGAACGGTCGACCTACCTACTGTCCGGGATGGTGCGCTGCCATTGCGGGTCCTCGATGGTTGCCGGCCAGTTTGGGTGGAAGCGTGTGCCGAAGTTCCGGTGCAAAGCCGCGGCCGAAAAGCGGGCCCATGACGGCGGCTACGTGTCGGCGCACGTCCTCGACGACGAGGTGAAGGCATGGCTGCGGGGCATCGTCTCCGACCTGTCCGAAGTGGCCACAGCCGAGGCGGGTCTGCAATCGAAACGATCACAGGCATCGTCGAACCTGTCCAAGCTCGGTTCCACGTTGACTCGCACCGAGCAGGCGATCACACGACTGACCGTGTCCTACGCCGAAGGGATCCTCGACCTCGAGGCGTACCGGTCAGCGACCAAGGAGCTCGAGCAGAAACGCGATGGCCTCATGTCGACGATCAACTCTGCAGAATCTGAGCGGCGGGCGATTCCGGTGTCTCTTGAAGTTGTGCAATCGCTGCTGGATGATTGGGACATCATCGGCATCGAACAACGGCGCGAGATGCTCCGGGGCCTCGTGAGGCATGTGGTGGTGAAACCGCAACGACCGAAGTCGAACGTCACAGTTGTTCCCATCTGGGATGCGGGTGTGTAA